CCGTTTTATAAATTATGGTGAAAAAGTTCGAGAAAAAACAATGATGAGCAGAACCATGCTACAACTTAACGGGGATCGTAATATCATTGTGTCGTGCAACACCATCGACATTTATATCAATGATGTTGCAATCTTAGATCAATTTGCCAAGGAGCTGAACGTATCATGCTTGACTACAACCTGAATATATTAGACTTTAATCAAACATTGTCTGATCACGGGGCAGTGTTTGACGACGGGCGTCGATGGTGTGGTGTGTGTAAAAGTCCAAAATTCACATGCAAACCAAGTAGCGAACACGGGCAGTGGGCTACAAAAAGCTGTCCAAAATGTTTAACAATTTGGCCAGAGTTTGAAGAAGAGTATGCACTTAGTGCAGATGAAGAGAACGAAATAGTATGGTCACGTATTCACTGATTGGTTGACCTAAGATGTATAGATGCTAATATTCTGTGACATAAAGGAGATGTCATATGCTGAGTGTTGCAGCTACATGCGAAAATGCTAGAAAGATTATTCGTCTGGCAACAAAATATGCATTGAACATTGATCCAAAAATCTACGATATTACTGTCAGATCAGTACCTAATAAAATTGATGGATTTAATTTTACTCTGAAGAATTATCAAGCTGAAGGTGTAGCTTGGCTTGAAAGCCAACTTGGTACTGGTCTACTAGCTGATGAACAAGGCACTGGTAAAACTGTACAGGTTATGGCATATGCCCACAAAAATCAAAAATTTCCAATGTTGATTGTGTGTCCAAACACACTCAAGTTCAATTGGCGTAACGAAATCATTGCTATGACCAGCGGTACTTACAAAATTAATGTTGTTGGCAAAAAGTATAGTGCAAAACAGCTGAAGGTTAAAAAGTCTAAGCATCCAAATGTTACCTACACCAAGCACCCAGAACCTGGACATGATATCTATATCGTTAACTATGATATTTTGTCGGATAATATAGAAAATCTGCTGGTATTGGACATTCAGTTTATGGCTGTTGACGAAAGCCATAAAATCAAAAACTATGCAGCTAAGCGAACTAAGGCCTTTGTTCAATTAGCCAAAGGTGTTGTTGAAATCCAAACATCTGGTAAAAAGACCATACAGGCTATCAGCAAGCCAATCCCGTCTGTGGTACTGATGAGTGGTACACCTATGGTTAATCGTCCAAGTGAACTTTTCACCAGTATTAACACCATTGCAGATTACGTGCCAGAGTTTAGTGCTTGGACTAGGTTTGCATTCAGATATTGTGGTGCTCGAATTAATGGATATGGGTGGGATTTCACCGGAGCCAGTAATACCAACGAACTTCATACGCTGCTAGAAAAGCATGTGATGCTGCGCAGGCTCAAACAGAATGTGCTTAAAGAGCTGCCTGCTAAAATCTATACAACCGTGCCTCTGGAATTTGACCGCGCAGAATATGATAAAGTTGCCAGCGCCTTTGACGGTGTAGATTGGAAGACTGGCATGGATACTATTATTTCCATGGGTGGTAATGTTCCTAAGAGCGACAATGCTATTGTGGCTATTCAAAAGCTGCGAGAAATAGCTGCATATGCCAAGCTAGATAGTGCGGTAGAATGGATCAAAGACTTTGTAGAGGAGAATCGCAAACTTGTAGTGTTTGCTCATAATAGGATGGCTATTGACAAGATTCGTGATAGCCTAGAGCAAAACAACATTACAACTCGTGTAATTTACGGCGGCATCAGCGACGAAGATCGTGCTACAGCAGTGAGCGATTTTCAAACTGATCAAAATGTTACGGTAATTATTGTGGGAATTACAGCAGGCGGTTTTGGTCTTACTCTTACGGCAGCCAGCGCCGTGGCATTTATTCAGCTTCCGTGGACACCTGGTGAAATCAATCAATGTGCTGATCGCGTTCACAGAATTGGGCAGACTGCTGATAGTGTAAATGTTTACAATCTAATTGCTGAAGGAACGATTGAGGAAGACATTTCACAGATGATTCTCAGCAAAGGACTTGTGCTAGATTCTGTGCTAGATGCTGGACAGACTGTAAATGCTGTAGATCTTACTGTGTGACTTAGTTAAACGTCGCTTGAGTAAAATCTATAGCTGCGTTGCTTTCGCCACCGGTGTCGTCAATAGCAGGCCCTTGCATAAATTGCACAACTTCGGCACGTCTACGCACTTGTAGCTGTGGTACAATCTTATTAGCAGCATTCTTTGTCCATTGCATCCATGTGTTTGGAACTTTTTGTAAATTCCCGTCGTTGAATTCTTTTAATGTTTGCGAGTTTTTGAAATTATTTTCACCAATATTAAAGGCAAGACTGCAAAACATATTATACTGTGTCTGACTAAGACCAACTTTAATTAATGGTCTCATCCAATCTTGTGTTTTGCGAATATCATCATCGAACAAGTCATTGATATTTTGTTGACTAAGATTTTGTTCAAGGCTAAAACTCTGCCCTTTAATTACAATACTCTTTGTTGTTATTTCTTCAGGCGTGAGTGTATGTCCATATCCAATTTCTTGACGAGGAGGTTCGCCCACTACTATGGTGCGATAGCTGCCATTTTCCCTTGCTTTGATAAACTGTTCACCAGTTGAATTAATTTGAAGGGTAGCTGCAGTTAAAATTGCTGCATTGCCCAACGGTGATTCATATCTGTATAATGGTTGATTGCGAGAATTATAACCGTTACCTCGATAAACAGCTGGCGGCATATCATTGCGAGGTGTCCCATAGATATCCAATGGGTCATTGCTGTTTATAATAACTTCTCCATCTCTCAAACCAGTATTTTCATCAAATGTAGTAGCATCACGAATGTTAGCAAAACTACGACCGCCATGATTGTCATACGGCTCATGGAATGGTAAATGAGGTAATATTGTTTCTGTGTTTACACTGACAATGTTACCAAAACTGTTTATGTCTGCATCAGTTTGTTTGAGACTTATTGGACCAACTGCCTGGGCAGCAGCTATTGCACCAATTGGCGCAGGACCGTTTATATCGACACGCGGAGCACTCATTACTATTTTACTGCCAACACCCATCTGATAGTCGCCTTTGATACCTTCGTGTACGTATCCGCCTGCTGCTCTATTAACATTTCCAACAGTTGAATCAAAGGAATTTCCGCCAGCTAAATGATGCATGTCACGGCTGCTAGATACAAACATATGCTGACTGGTTAGAATATGCATGCTGTTAGTGCTTTCAATTCTAATAAAGCCGCCCTGTAAACCTAAATCAACTTGGCTTAGTGTTCCGCTACCAGCAGCACCTTGATCGGCTGGAGTACGGGGGTAACCATCCACCTCTGTGCCAGTTGGTGATTGACCGGCTAGATCAGGACTTTCTCTATAGAGATTTGCTTCTCTTTTTCTTCTGCCAGCTAGACCAGTGGGGTTACCTTTCCAACCTTGATAACCGTTGGTTTCTAAAATCCTTGCAGCACCTTCGATATCATTTTTACTCATGAGATCAGTAATACCATTCGCTACCAGCGGATTCAATCCGCCGCCGCCGCAGTTGTATACATAGCTGGCAATAGCTGCTTTCTGATAAGGTCCAAGTAGATCCCAAGCGCCTTTTAGTATTCTTCTGGCAGGATTGGCAGCGCGTTGCTCAAGGTCAATTTGAAACAGAGCTTCAGCTTGCTCTGCAGTCATTACAGAATCTCTTCCGCCTGGTCCCACAATTGGCATTGGTGGAGCAGGAGAACAATTCAAACTGGTTTTCTTTTCTAAAATATCAAACTTCATCAAATGTCCGTAACCAATACTGTAATCTGCACTTTGATTTGGCGGATCTTTATATGCTGTGAGATGTGGTTTTTTACCACCTTCTTCCTTTTTAATGAACGGGCCTGCCACTTCTTGCCAAGTTGGCACTTTTTTAGCAGGCGGAGCTTCTGCGCCCGGCGCAGTCTGGGCCGGAGGCGGAGGTGTAGCAGCCAATTGCGCAGTAGTAGATGTTGTAGCACCTTGCCCCTTCAGCTGTGCAAGAGCTGCATTTGCTGATTGTTCTTCTGCAATTATGTTATTCGTTTGTGCTTCCGTATATTCGTTGGGATTATTTCTAGCATGATCGGCTGCTGCTCGCGCACTTGTAGCCCTAGCTTCAGCTTTAGATAACTCTGTATAATATTGAGGAGTTACATTTTGATTTGAACCTGTGGTAGCCGGTGTAGGTGTTGCTGGCGGCGGAGGAATACAGATAGACGTGGCTTGATTAGCAACCAATCCATAATTTTTTGGATGCAAATTATCTCCAGTGGGGAACGTACTGAGGTCAATAGTTTTGTCGCCATTACTTTGCGCAAAATTTGAAACTGTTGCCTTGGCTTGACTATTATAAGGAAGTAACCAAATATAATTTCTAGCCTGCAGAGAAGATCTAATCTTTGACAAGTTGTTGGTTAACTGTGGATTAGTTGGATCATTAGATCCTGCACTAATTATTGCATTGACAAATCCTTTTATGCTGGGATTATCTGCAACTTTGTTAGCAATTGCTGTAGATGAATCGCCAACTTTAGCTGCTACAATAGCATCTTTAATTCTGCTACCAGTTCCCACAGCAATACTGTCGCCCACTACCACTATATTGCCATTAGGTACAGTAGGTGGTGCTTGATCGCTCAAAGGATTGATTGCAGGTGTATCAGCTTGATTACCGGCTACTGTGCTTATACCTCTACGCCCACGAGCACGCATATTGATATCACGGCCGGCTTCTATGTTTACATCAATATCACCACGAATATTAACACTGGCTTTACTTCTAATACTGATATCATCTTGCGCATAGATGTCTATCTTACCTGTAGCATCCATGCTAATCCAGTTTTTTCCATCAACTGAATTCAAATAAATGAATCCAGATGTATCATTAATCATAATTTGTGCGCCACTTTGGGTACGCAAACGGATGTAATTATTTGACGGGCTGTCATCAAATACAAATTGACTGCCACCTGGTGTTAATATGCCATACACACTGTTTGGGGGCTCATTGCGTCTTGCTCCGCTATCGCTCACCCCACGAATAGTATCTTTATCTAAACCTTGAATAATCAAACCTTGCGCTAAAGGTTCATACAAAGGTCTTGAAGGTTGCTCTATGTTTGTCTGTGGGAATTTTTTGTTATACTCTGCTACTGGTAAACTTGCCGTAGAGTCTTGACCGGGTATTCCTGGTATCATATGATTCATGTTTTGTTGAAACAAACATCCAAACCAAATTCCTCGACCAGGATCGCCATTTATAAATGCGCAAACAACTTCATTGTTGATATCTGGCGGCACAAACCACATGCCGTAGCTTTTTTGAGTACCAAGATATGTGTTTTCGTTTTTGTTGTCGTAGACATTTGTGGCTCCTGCAAACGGAGCACAGTAATTTACTAGGAACCACCCACCTTCATCATTTGGATCTCCATTAAGTTCTGGTATCCAAACTTTTAAACGTCCCATACGAAGGATATCGTCGGCTACTTTAACGAAACCTACATATAGCTTATCCTGTAGAGTACCTCTGCCGGGTAATTCTAAACTGTAACTTTTTGGAGTTGTAACGTGTCTGCTTAATGTAACCATAATTAACCTTGTATCACATTGTGCTTCATGGTGCAGAGCCGCCGCTTGCAGCGGCTTGAGCACTAGAAGGCAAATACAAATTATCACGAATTGCTTTAAGCGTCTGTGTAAACTTTCCGCCAGCAAAAACACTGCGAACTGACATAACATTATATAGTCCTGTAAAAGCTATGGCTGATGAATCAAATGTCATAAAACCAGTTTCTTCCGATGGAGCTTCGCCGGTTCTAAATGTAAGAAAGAATCCCAGCTCACCGTTAAAAAACCATGCTGCATCTGTAGTTGTGGGAGTTGGTTGATTGCCGTTACCAATTAACCTATTTTCCTCAATGTTACCAATACCAATCCAATACGGATCACCTCGAATTTCCAAATCTACTTGGGCAAAATATGGCGAGCTGGTAACATCATTCAACACACTAGCAACCAAGCTGCGACCTCTAGGCAAACTACCCGGCCCTTGGTTAGCACTGGAATTTTCTGGTCGTGCTCCGTCGCCTCCGCCAGTAGTAGTTTGATTTAGCGGCCCAGAATTTGGTCTGAAACTAACAGGCAACGGATTTTCAATTGCAACAGGTATCACATCCTCCAAAAACAAATTAAATCGAGGGTCACTGGTTTTTTGTTTCCACAATTGCCTATTTGCTAAGTCTCTAGCAACATCTGGATTATTCAGCAATGAACGATTACCTAATTGTAATTGTCTATCTGCGTTTGCAGCAGTAGCATTTGCTTCAACTTGGTTTCCTGGACTTTTATTATCCCAGAGTATTTGAAATTGTCTAGCAGCATTGTCTTTTCCAAAGGCTGCAATTTCTTGCTTTATAGATTCTATAGACTTTTTAGCAGTTTCTACATCTTCGGCAGCACTCTCTGGATTTGGATTGTTACGCTGTTTCAATGCAGTATTGGCACGCTCAAGTGTAGCCTGAGCACGAACCAGTCTAGCTCTAGCATCACGATATTGACTTATAATATCAACTGCCACACCTTTTTGATTCAACTGCGGTGGCGGACTCCAATTTGAATATACATTTTCCCCTAATTGTCCAGGGATTGGGCTTTGCCAAAACCATTCAAGTTTTATGTCCAGTCTAATGACGTCAGTATTTCTACCTGTGTAAATGTATTCATATGCTTTGCGATACCTGCCGCTTTGACTGAGACTGCGTTCCCTATCAGCTTGCTGAGGTGGTTGCTGTGCTGCATTAGCGTTACTTTGATCAATCATGGCGCGTGCAGTTGGATATTCTGTAAATGTGTATGTGACGCGTCGAACATAGTCATTCGTGATATAATCAAAACCAATGATTTCGCTTTTTGTATGAACTAACAGCAAGTTAGCCATGCCGTTGGCAGATATACTGTTGGTACTACGTCCACTTTGTGCTATAGGGGTAGAATTTGGCTGCCTATTTTGTCCTGCTACAAATTTCTGACCTTGCTCTGTCATGCTTATCACAAAGTATAATATTGTGCTCATATCCATGCCACGACTGAGAGAAATAGTAGGACTTGAAACGTTTTTTGCATCTTTGACATCTATGCTATTACTACGTTGACTAGATTCTGGTGTACGACTGAATCGCCATGACTTCATCCATTCTGGCACTTGAATTTTGTATTCAACTCTTTTGGTAAAATCATACTCAAGACTAGCTTGTTGTCTATTCATTTCAAGCTCTAACCCAGTGAAAAAGGATTCAATTGTTATACATGGACCAATGTTCATACCTCCCGGAATAATTTCAATATGATCGCTATTGCCAAACATATTGTCAAAAATCCCTTCTAATCTGTATGTAGTGCCTTCGGCAGCAGTTTCCGACTCCATTTTAGTCACATTTACACGCATCAGCTTATATTGATTAGATTGTAGTTCTGTTGTGGCGATTGATCCGTCTTCCTTATAGCCTGTAAACCAAAGTTCAATAAAGCTAGAGTTTGTTAAGTGATTTTTAACTCCCATGGCTCTGCTAGCACTGTAGATTTTATCAACTAAACTCAAGCCATATGGCTCCTTCAGCGTCATCTTCCAACTTACATTAAGAGTGGTTCTAGTTTTTTCGTTTGGAGCACAGAGATTCTCCAACTCAAAATCTACAATATTAAATCCTGCAGTCTGACCACTTTCTGCTATGACAATTTTTGGTATATTTTGAAAATCTCTGTTGCTTTTTACACTAGCGCCAGCAATGTCATCAGTTATACTCCATCTAATATGATATGTATAATTTGCATACTGATCTAAAACATTTGGAGTATGAGAAAAACCTCGCTGTTTTGCTGAAATTAATTGAACAAAATTTGTTCGCTGTTCATTAAGATTACCTTGACCGAGAGCTTGTCGATATAACTCTGTGCCTGGTAATAAACCAGTGATTGTATTTAATTCTGATTCTTTTACAAATACGGGCTGTACTCCGTAGGTATTTGCATTATCTACATTTTGAGGTTGAGCAGGTACTGCACCAGCTGCTCTTGCATTAATTACCGGAGTATCCACCTAATGACCTCGGTAAGTTGTTTTTACTTGGATATCTCAATGTTATACCTGCTCGTAAATCATATATTGGGTCTTGTATTTGGTTTGGATTGTATAACGTAAAAATCCACCACCACTGTGTTGTGCCGTACAAATCCTGCGATAATAAATCTGGTCGCTTGTCATACTTGGCCTGTATTGTGATCACCCCATCACTGCCACTATAATTTGGAAAAGCTCCATTCCAAAATCCCAAGTACTCTAGATATTGATTTTCCTGCGGAGTACTTGCATACGGACTATTTGCATTATATACAACTGTTGTCATATCCAACCGCCATTCTTAACTAACTCACCTGTTCTAAATTTATCTAAGTTAAACTGCCTTAGTTTTTTAGGTGTATTTTGAACTGTTAGTGATACGCTGATGTTAAACAACGCTGGTAACCATGCTGTATTGTCCATTTTGTCGTCTAGGCTATTTTGTGTTACACGACCAACCTGTTGAGGCAATTCCCTAATTGGAAACGACTGACCAAAGTTTATTGGAACATAATCTACATCTGCTGGTAATCCAACTGTAAAAGTAGTAACAATTACAGGTAAGCAATTAAACATGTATTGGCCATATGCATCAAACAACAGTACTGGAGGAGGTGTACCTTGCAGTCCTGAAACTGTGCTGCCCTGTTCTCCGCCAAAGTACATTTTTGTGACTGTTTGCAAAAATCTAATACACGCCATTGCATATAGACCTTCTTCATGACTTTGTACAGTAAATTGTCCATCAACAGTTAGTTGAAGAGCCTTAGTTCGTTGATATGAAAATAGTTCTTGATTAACATGCACTAAATCAATATTTTGATAATCAACAGCCTGAGTGTAGGTGATGGTTGGTTGATATGGCCAAATCATACCGTTAGTTTTACCAAGCACAGACGAAAGTATATAACCGCTGTCACCATATACCTGCGCAACTGCACCGGGTTTTGGTCGCAAACGAACTCTACGCCCTGCTGCGTCACTGATATTTGATAAATCTAATGCAGTTTGATTTTGAGTTTGTGCCTGTCGATCTTGGCCAGCAGGAGTTTGAGTAACTCCAACTGAACCTCCAGGAAAAGAGCTAGCAGTCCGACTGTTATTTGATATTTGAGGTGTTGGAACAAAACTTTCGGGATCGATCATTATAAAATCTTTCGTAAATGTTAAATATTTATGTTATCAAATCAATGACATCGAATAGCAATTACCATTTTGACGACCAGTACCAAAAATCTGCATAATTAAAGTAATTTGTAATATTTTGAAAGGCTTACATGATAGCATCAGCGCCAAAAATAAAATATCTAACTAACAAAGATTTACTAGAAGAAATACATAAAAGCAAAAACAGTTACTGTTCATATGTGGATCCAATTTATGCCAAATATGACTTGATAGTCAACGATATTAAAAAAATTACCAAGAAGAAAATAGATGATTTGCGGCGTAAAAAACAAGCAGATATGATGGCAGCTGAAAAAAAAGCACAGATTGCTAGGGGCATTAAAAACCCCAAAATTAAAATCCCACTGAGCAGCATTTCTGAAGAGTCTATTGTTATACGAGTAATGACATATGATCATATTCCACTAAATCCTGAAAAGGAAGGCAAAGCTAAAACTGTTGCAGAAAAACACATGCGCTGCAATTTCCCTCCTTTCCAGCACTATATTAGAAAAGATGGAAAACTAGTATGTGTTTTAAAAAGTCATTGGAAAGGTGGATTACACAACGGCGGTTTTTGTAGAGATCATGGTAAAATGACAGCTAACTTAGCGTTGATGTTTATGAAGTTGGTTGATCGATACGGGCATAGAGGTAATTGGAGAGGGTACTGTGTTGACGAAAAAACAGAGGCCTTAACACAACGAGGATGGTTAAATTTACATCAAATAACTGAACAAGATAAGATTTTGTCATTTAATAATGGTCAGATGACTTGGTCAAAAATCAAATCAATTTATAGAAGTGAATTTGACGGATTAATGCACAAATTGACATTACAGGGTATGGATAGTTTGATAACTCCTGGTCACAAACTACTAACACACCGCGGATTGATTCCAGTAGAATATGTATTGGAATCAGACAAAGTTGTTTTAATGGGCAATGCAGTACAAGACAACTGTGAAAAATTTCCTGATGTATTCGTAGAACTTGCGGGCTGGATTTTAACTGAAGGACATTATGAAGAAGATAAGCAAGGCAAGATTAAAAGGATCTGCATATGGCAAAACAAAGGTCCAAAAGCTGATAGAATTAGAAACTGTTTGACTCAACTTGGTTATAAATTTACAGAAAATTCGCATAAAAACATCTGCTTTGCTATATCAAGAAATGATTCAAGAAAAATAAAAAATATACTTAAAACTAAAAATCTGTCGATGGATTTTATCCTGTCTTTATCAACACATCAGCGTAATATTTTGATCGAAACTATGATAGACGGAGACGGATGGAGACGGGGTAAAAACAAACAGCATTGCAGTTATACTCAAAAAAATCAATTGCATATTGATCTATTTCAAGCTTTATGTGCTATATCAGGTATTAGAACAAATGTGAAGCACATTAAAAACTTTAAATCTTTTGGTAAATTAACGTCGTTCTATACAGCTAATTTGTTTTCATCTAGGAAAAATACATCAAAAATTGAATGTGTTAATTTTCATGGCGGAAAGAATAACGGACGAAAAGATGGCGTAACTGGTAAGGGTAAAATCTATCATCCTAATCAACCAACAATTAAATATTCAGGAATGGTATGGTGTCCAGAAACTGAATATGGTTGCTTTCTTGCTAGACGCAACGGCACAGTGTACTTAACTGGTAATACTT